TTATTTTTTTTATCTTTTAAAAGATTAAAGGTTTTAGGGTTGCCTTTTGTTAAAACAAACATATATTCAAACACCTGGCCATATCTATTTGATTTATCATTAGCAGGATAAGCAGGGCTTTGTTTTTTATATATCATGGTATCGTGCAAATTAAACCCTATCTCTTTAAAAAATAAAGCCTGTTTAAAAGAGGTTCCTGTTTCGCTTCCATTCACAACTGCATCACCAACAACCCAAACCAAAATGCCCCCCTGTTTTGTTGCCCTAAATAATTCTTTTGCAATACTTTCAAAGTCAAAAGAATAACCGTTATAATTTCTTAAATCATCATAAGGCGGAGAGGTTATTGTCAAATCAATAAAATTATCGGGCATTTTTGCCATAGTAAAAAGGCAATTTTCTGTATAAACTTTATTTAGCTGCATTGTTAAATTGTTGTTACGCAAATATACATTTTATTTCCATAAATGGAATTTATTTTTTAGCAACATAGAACGGCCCGCCCTCGTCAACTAAACCCGCCAAAGCATCAAAAAATTGATCAGATTTAATTCTATGGTTATTACGGTGCAAATTATATTTTAATAGCCCCAGGTTAATTTTTTGAATTTTTGCTATTTCAAAATCAATTGGCAAACCCTCCTCAACAAACCTCATGATATCCCAGCGATCAGCAAATCCTTTTGCTTTAATGCAATCAGCTAAATATTTTAGGTTATTGTAAACAGAAATATTTACCATACCTGAAAAGGCTGTTAATGATAAAATTTGCCTCAACAGCAAATCAGTTGCAGATAAATTAATTGCATTATAAAATGCATGGTGCTCTGCAAGTTTTGGAAATACGTTTTTAATAAAAGTTTTGAATTGTTTGAATAGCTTTTTCATGTTGTTAGTTTTAATTGGTTAAAATTGAATATCTGTTATTTGTAAGCCGTTATTTTCAATTGATTTGTAAAGGTTTAAACCTCGAGGCAGGTAATCCTTTACAATATTGTTTTTAATGCGCTCAGTTGCTTGTTTTTGCCTCAAAATATAATCTAAAGCAATTATGTGCAGGCTATAACCTTTTTGCAAAATTTTTTGCTGCACCCTGGCACTCATAAACCCGATTGCTACATCAATAGCAATCAGGTGTTTTTGGTTTTCGGTTAAATTCCGCATTAGAATTTTACTTTATATGTTTTGCCCTCTAAAGGCTCAAAAGCCTCATTGTTTAAGTTTGGATTTAAATACAATCTGCAATTATCATGTTTGCATCTGTAATAAGCTCCTTTAAAACAAACAAAATCATTTTTTTGATATACTTTACGCTGTTTAAAATAACCTCTATATGTAAGCTCTATTTCATCAACAGATTTTTTTAACTTTTCATCAAATAAATCTGTATTGAAAATTGGCATTTTAGAAACTCTGTTAATTTCTGTAACCGCAGCATTATGCAAATCAGCCTCCATTTTTGCAATGCCTTTTGATTTTATAAACTTTTTAACCAAATGATAAAAAAGATCAGGACTTTCTTTAATTACGGATTTTAAATAAACATAGTCCGATTCATCCGCTGATAATTTAAAAAGCCTATCAAATGTTTCTGTAATTTGATGAGTAACATGATTTTTAACCCCTACTTTTTCGCCCTCTGAAACTGTAATACCATCAATTTTAATTTCGCCTTTGTAAATAGGTTTGCCTTTGTCGGGGCCTGAGGCAAAAACACCAATAACAGTTTTATCAGATCCTGATTTTGCAACATCAACACCGACTTTATAAATTTGGCTTGCATCAATTGGCCCAACTTTTAAATGATCAGTGTTTGCAAATGGATAACCATTTAAAATATCATTTGCTGATAGTTTTTTTAATGCCTCATTTAATTCACTGTAACGCTTTTCAGGATTGCAACGCTCGTTAAAAAAAGGATTTCCAGGGTAATACTTTTTAATTAAAGGATTAGGTATTGCAAAAACAGTTCTTTTTGTTTTTAAAGATTCTTTTGCCTCATTAATTAAATCTTTAGCAGCTTTCTCTGCTAACCATGCTGATCTGCCCGCATCCCTGGCAATATTAAATGCAGATAAAGCAGATTTATCTGCCCTTTCTCCAATATGGATCATTGATTTATAGGCATCAGAAAGAACTGTTAACCAAAATTTATCCATTTTTTCGCTCATTTTGCTAAAATCAGCCTCAAATGATAAACCGCCTGACTTTAAAACTTCAACAGTAGATTTGTGTTTTGACCAAAATCTACTTTTGCCTAACTCTAATTTATCATGCACCCCATAATAATCAGGGTTAAAAGGCAATATATGAGCATCCCAAATACCAAGACGATCATTTAATTTAACCTTTACAACCTCAGCAAATTCTTTTGGATTTATAACTTTATCTAAAACCCCGTTTTTCTTTAAAATGCCATAACCACGATCATCAATTGAATCAATCTCAATTACATCGCTAACTTTATCCTTATACCAATTGTAAGGATTTTCTGACTTTAAAATAATTACTCTTTTCATGTTTTTATATTTAATTAAATTGTTTACACTAAATTAGATTCACATATATTATAAACGGAAACACACCCAGCAGCTCCGCCCAAAAAATCTGTTTGATTTGGATTTGCCAAAACATACTTTGCAACATCTTTAATTGTTGGAACTTTTACACGCCTAATGATGTATTCGTTTTCATCATCATCTAAATACACAGGTATTTTATCATTTTTAAAATACATGTTGTATAATCTTTCCTCAGGATTTATTGGTTTTTCTGAATCAACAAAAACGCTGGTTTGATCTTTATTTATTTTTTTAGAAACTTTACCTCCGAATAAAGGAATTAAATCTTCTCTGTAAACTTTAACCTCAGCCGTTTTAGTGCAATACCTGGCGGGTATGTATAGAGGAGGAAAAAATGTTGAGTTTGCCAATTGCTCTAACTTATAGATTTGCTCAATCTTTTCAGGCTCATGCGTTGCAATCATCCTAATTTCTGAAAGCCTGCACATAATACAAGGGAAACAACCAACCCTCGACATGCCAGCGCGGTAAAGGGGGTTCCCAGGAGAATCATTTTCAAAAATGATATTAAAAACCTCATTATGACTTAATTTTAAAATAGGTCTATAAACTGTTACATCATATTTTTCTAAATGGGCTAAAACATCAGCCTTTCGATAAGTATGAAATTTTGGTTTACCTTTTTTATCATACCCATACGGTTCCAAATAAAATTTAAAATAATCATCACGAAATTTTAAATTGCGCCTCGCTTCTGATTCCTCTGCTCTAACACCTTGTATTATAATTAAATCATAATGACATTCATCTAAGATATAATCAATAACAGGTTTTACTTTTAGATCATCCGTACAAAAGCGGGCCTTTGTTGATGGGAAACGGGTTCTATACATAATCATTTCAGCAAAAACATTTTCATAGCCGAAAATCTCAACTATTTGTTGCCTAATTTCATTACTTATTTTATCCTCAAAAAATTTAGATCTAAGCTTTATAAATTTTTTACCAATTCTGCTTTCTAAATATTCTAAATGGCTATAAACATCTTTATGATCCCAATTTAAATCACTGAAAAGCATATCCCAGCTATCAAAAGGTAAATTATGGTAGGCCCACCATGTTGCAGCCTCGGAATCTTTGCCCGTACTACTTAAAACTAAATGCCTAACTATATCGTTATTGCTCATTTATTACTTATATAAATTTATGAAATAATTAATATCCCGAGTGAAAGCAAGTAACTTGCCGTTTTCTGTTGCTATCAAATCATCATAGGAATCGAGTTTATAGGTTTTGTCTTTAAAATATTGGGCGCTAAATTGAATTTTATAAAATTTAATAAACTCCTTAATTGTAAATTTATCCAAACCACCTAAACCAAAATAATTTCTGTTTTCTTGGTAAGAATAAGAACGTTCAATTGTTAAATGCCTATATTCAAAAATAGCGGTTATAGGTTGTTTTTTCTTTGATAAAGATAAATACCATGTAACTCTAACGACATTTTTTAAATCTGATGCTGTAGCAACATTTAGTTGAACGCAAGCAAGCAAAATTCTTTTTCTCATGACTATAACTCAATTATTTCAAGGTTCCAAATTATACCGTCCTTTTGTTTTTGCTGATAGTATTCTAAATTATTTACCTCTTTAAGGTAGTGCTGTAATCTGTTACCTTTTAATTTATTAAATGCTGAGTATTGAATTATGTATATCATATCTTTAAATTGTTGTTGAACAAATATAAAAGTAATATTCCATATATGGAAATATTAATTGATATTTTTTTCAAAATAATTTTGCAAATAAAAAAGCCTGAGATAATTAAACCTCAGGCTTTGCAATATTTTAAGTTTTGTTACGTGGATTTAAAACCCTGCCTACTCTGATTTAATTCAGCCTTATATTTTCCCGCCTTAATATATTGCCAAATAGCAATAACGGTTGCCAAAGCCCCAGCAATCCAAGTTGCCCACTCAGTTGGGGTTGAGCCTTTTTCTGGCAATGCCTCAATTTGTTGTGCTGCACCGATCAATAAATCCTTTACCTGAGGTTGATCATCTGAAAAAGCATCAGCAACAACCATAATACTATCAGGTTTGTTTTGTTCTGCACCCGTAAACTGAGGGTTAACAATTTGCAATGAATCCTGTTTTTGTAACGCCTTAGCATGGATCGGGCTAAGTGCTGAGGCAATAAACATAATGCTCAGCATTAAAGCAATTTTTAAACTCTTCATGTTTCAAACTTACTTATTTTTGATCAAAATCATGCATACCTGGGGGCACCATGTAAGCAAATGCCTCATTATACTCAAATGGGCATTCAGGATCAAATATAAAAACTCTCGAACCCCATATAATAACATCAGGCATTGGTTTAAAATCAGGCACCGTTGCATTTGCAACAAAATGAGTTCCCGTTTTTGTTTTAACTTTTAGTTTTACTTTTACAAACATATAATTGAATTTTTAGATAATGAAAAAAAGCTTTCCCCATCCAGGCAAAAGCTTTCGTTAAGATAAAAAAAATATAAAATAAAGTGCTTTAAAAATAGCGGGGGCCAATTACCCCCGCTTTACTTAATCCATAGCTTTTCAAATCTATCTCACATTGCCCCGCCAGCCTTTTGCGTATTTGCCACGTTTTGCAGGTGCTCAGCTCGCACCCCTCATTGGCCCTCTGTCTATATGGTTATCGCTATTAAAGCCAAAATCAAGTTTGTTGTACACCAAACTATCATTTTTTAGCTTTCAGATTTTTCGCCTACTCATTCGAGATACTAAATACTGATAAAAAACTGAGTTCCCTAATGGATTCGAACCATTGGTAAAAGTTTTGCAGACTTTTGCATTGCCACTTTGCTAAAGGAACAATTTTAAGTTTTTAAAGAAAACGGCGCTGATCTTTTGAATCAGCAACCGTTTACCATCTAAATTAACGCTCTCACCTAAAATCCCCGCAACGAATTAACGAGGCGGGGCGTTTAGTGTTTTACCGCAAGCAAAACCTTTAATATTTTAGGGTTTTAAGTTCGCAACCCTTAGCGCATTTCAAAGGTGCAAATTAAATAATTCAAATCAAAATTATATTGCAAATTATTTTCAAAGTTTTTATCAATAACACAACAACTGATTGATTATCAGATAAATAATTTTCATTTATTCCTTTTAATCACATAACCGTCACATAAAAAAACCCTGATATTTTTAGGTATCAGGGTTTAACAAAATGAAAAAAGTTAAAATCAACATGCTATTTCACAACCGCATATCCTTAAAGAGTAATGTCAGAACTCAAATATATAATTTATTCCTCAATTGGTATGAAAATTAAATCATCTATTTTTTTGAAATCAAATTTTTTCATTACTCGAGCATGAATAAATGAGCCTACGCTTTCAGCTTTCATGATATCCTGCAAAACCTCCTCATCAACATTTGAATATAAATACTGAGATAATTTACTGCCTTTAAACTTTACAAAAAGCTCTTTTGTTTTTTGGTTTATAGCAATGCTTTCAACATTTTTACTCTCAGGACTTTCTTTAATTTTAAATCCTGATAAAGTTTCGTTTAAATGATGGGGTTTACCCATATAATTAATATTCTGCATAATCGTTGTTAGTTAAATTATTTTCTAATAAATACAGGTGCCCCAACATTGGGTATTTTGCTTTCTAAGGTGTTTAAATCTTTTACCGCTTTATCCCATGTAGGAAAATAATTATTATTTGATTCTTTTATGATTTTCGTGCCGCTCATATTGTTAATCATGTTGGTAACATTTTTTTGATATTGAACGGTTTTTAGATCAAACCCTAAATTGTTGTAATATTCAACAGTGCCTGAAAGTTCGTATAAATCTAATATTTGGCCCTCCCAATCTTTAGCGGTATTTAGCTGGCCCCCTGTATTGTTGTAAACTTTAGCATTTGCAAAAGTGGTTTTCCCATTCCAAATATTTCGGGCAAACTGCTGCAGCTCAAAAGCCCCATATTTTCGGGTATTGTAACAGATGTTATTATAAATTTCGTTTGTGTATGGGGTTGATCCGCGAGAATAAAGCCACATTCTAATGCTGTTACCTTGATAATTTGTTAGCTTGTTATCGTGAAATTTGCCGTTACCCTGCATTAAAAAAATGCCGTTATGCAGATTATTGATAGTATTAAAATTATCTACTATGTTATTAAAAATATCGTAATTCCAAACGTTTGACATACTAACAGCAGAGCCAGGGCTTGAATTTTTAAAAGTATTTCCTGATATCTCAACATCTTTAAAAATACCAGCGTCCTCCCCTGTATTTACATCTATAGAATTACCTAAATTAATAGTGCCCGAATTATCAAAAACTGAATTAATTATTTTAAGACCTTTATTTAAAGTTGCATCAGAGCCATTATATTGCACTTTACTATTATTTGAGCTAATTACATAATCATCACAATTAATAAAAGTAAAGCCTTTTATTGTTAGGTTATTTAATGAAAAATCAAACCTGAACGCTCTGTATTTTTGAGTATCTAATATTAGGTTTAAAAGCGTTACGTTATTACCGCCGCCAACTTCAACAACTGAGTTTTTAAATCGGGCGTTATTAAAGTCAATTGTTACATCATTAGCTTTTGAATAAGTAAAATAAACATTTTCGTAATTGCCAGGCGTAACTATTACATTTTTTGTTAAAACTCCCAAATCAGTAGTTTTGCCACTTACAGGCGTTACTGTAATACTGTTAACGGGCGGCGGCACCACCACAACAGGCGGTGTTGGCTTTTCTAAAGCTTTTTTATAAGCTGCTAAAACATCAGTTGCATTTGGAAAAGAAACGAGGCCAGGAAAAGATAAAACTGTTTTTTTATCATCCTGAATGTAAACTTTAATTGTATCAGCCTTTTTTGTGTAGGCTAATTTCTTACCTAAATAGTTAATTGTTTGGGCGTATGTACTGAATGAGATCAGCAACGCCAATAATGTAAATAGTTGTTTTTTCATGATTATTTTATTTTAAATTGTTTATTCGTATTCTCTTAATATTAAAGCTGAAATAATTGCATAAATAGCACCTGGGGCACAATCAACAACCATTGTTAAAGTAGTAACACCCGTAATTTTATCGAAAAGCTGAATATAAGGCACATTTGCTGTAGATAATAGCAGCTGTTTAGTAACTCCGTTAATTGTTACATTCGTTTTATTTTCGCCCGCTGGATCATCATAATACAAAACCCCGACTTTTGGCTCATAATATTTTGCGGCATTTAGGCCCGTAATGGTAATTGTTTTTGTTCTGCCTCCGTTATATGTATAAACAACACCTGCAAGGGCAGTAACAGAGAAATCCCCATCAGGAGAGGCAACATTACCAGGGTAGCTGTCAACATCCCAATCATCGCCTGAAACACTTATATAAAAATTAGTTAAAGCACCTGTAAAATTTGATAATTGAATATTGCTAAAACTTTGATCAATCGTATTCCAATTAGTATCAGTTCTAAAAGCACCATCAGCAGTAAACATAATTTTTACGGTTTGCAACAAAGTTGTGCCCCCTGCAGAAACTTTACCTAAAGCCTGAAACATTGCCCGCCTTAAACTCATTTATGTACGTTGTTGTATTGAGTATATAATTTCTGTTGCATTGATATACATGCACCAAATGTAATTTATAACACCTGTCACATAATTGCCTGATCCCGAAAGTTTTTTATACTTACTGTCAAAAGTTGGTGCCGTTCCGTTGTTATGAATAACAACGGAAACAACCCCAATCAAAGCATTTGTTGTAACACCTGTAATATTTCCCGTTAACGGACTGGCAATAGTACCCTGCACAGAATCCTGAGTAAATGTTAAAGCAACTAAAGTTCCTGTTGCCGCAGCAATATTTGCTTTTAAGGCTAAACCCTGCCTGTCAGCTATCTTTGTAGTTGGCATATTAATTATTTACGATATGTAACCCTAATTTTATCCCCGCTTAATAAAATAGCACCTGTAAGCATGGTAATTACCGCCCCTGAAATTGTATAATCATTACCCGCGCCCCTTTCTTGTAAAACACCATTAACATAAACATGCTCAGTATTTGCAGTTGGTGCATTTGCTAAAGTATAAGTTACATTAGATCCGTTTATTGCGCCTGATGGTATTTCCTGATCAACAAAATTTGCTGCAACTAAACCTGTACTTGTATCTTGAACAAAAACAACAGCTGTTGTGCCCAATGTGCCACCATCATTTGAAGTACAAAACCATTTTGTATCAGGGTTAACAGTGCCCTCGTTTACACTAACCAATGATCCAGGAAGTTCTGCCCACTGATCAGCATCTGATGCTCTAACAGCCGCAACAGCTGCACCTTTCCATAAATAAATGCCGTTTTCAGCTGGGGCCGTTTGATCTTTAGCTAAAAATCTATCATCAACAACCATTGTAACACCGTTAATTGTAGCGCCTGGGGCCGCTAAATTAATATTAGAAACAGATGCTGTTCGGGCATTTCTGTATTTATACAAAGATGATAAATTACCTATTTGAGTATCAACATAGGTTTTATTTACTGCATCATTGCCATTTGAGGGCGTTTGTACATTAATTACTTTTTGGTTGCCAGCATCAACATTACCTGTAAATGGTACGGTGCCGTCTTTTTTTACAAAATTACCACCGTCCTCGAGCTTTGAACTTTCAATAGCTGCACCTGCTGCAATTTTTTCTTTAGTAATTTGACCGTCACCGATCTGCCTGGTTTTTATTTGAGTGGCCATAATTTACGCTTTTAAATAATTTATTAATATTAATTCGCCTGTTAAAGGGCTAAAGTTTAATTGTATTTGATTTGTTCCTATTGTGGTAAACTCAACAATAGGTTGTTGATTTAGCCCGTTTAAAATTACCTCAACACTTTCAGGCACAAAATTAAATGCACTTGTATAAAGCGCATTAGATCCATTAACCAAGCCCTGAGGAATTTCATTTTTAATGAATGTAACACCACCTGAAACAACTTTTGCATTTACCTCATTTATTGCGGCAACTAAATTTGATTTATTAATAGTTTCTAAATCATTTCTGTTACCAATCATTGCGGGTGTTACGCCTGCATTCTGAGTAACTTGAACATAAATTTTATCAACTTTCTGAGTTACTAAAACCTGTATTTTATCAGCCATTTCTTAAAAATTAAGGTGTAACATCATCTTTAATATTCCAAAACCCATCCCAAATGGTAATAGTTTCATTATCATTTTCGAGCATTTGCATATCGAATTTTTTTAAACCTTTTGGTATTCTAAAGGCGGGAATAATTACCGATCGAACAATGCCTGCTGACAAATCAACTTCTAAAAGTGAATGATTAGGCAAAGAATTTACCTCATTTGAAAAAGTCCAATTAATTGTGCCGTAACAATCAGCAACTGACATTTCAAACTTTTTGCCGATTAAATCGAGTGGTATTTTTTCTGATTCGAGATCCTCAGGATCAGCCAGGGTAAAAAGTTCAACCTCAAACGGCAATAACCTATCACCGTTTTTATGATCTGATAAATCGCCGCTTACTGTTGCTATTTCCATGATGTAAATATAGAAATATTTACATTATTAACTTACAGGGTATTAAGTTTTAGGATTTGCCGCCCACAATGCGACCAGGAACAATTTTGTAATTGTTATTAATATCGGTATTATCTAAAATCCAATAGGGCAAAGTACCGTTCTTTTTGGCCCTATCTAATCTCTCTTTATTTTCCTCAACCCAATCAAAATAACCCTGATGAGGTTTTTTAACTCTGTTAACAGATGCTTTTAAAGGTTCTTTACCCTCTAAAATTCTGATGTTATCCCGATCAATTTCATCTTGGGTTTTTAATACGGTTGTTACGTAGCAGCGGCAATTAGGATGCCTCCCCCTGAAAAGATAATCAGCAGGAAATAAACCAGCCATGCGGATGCATAACGGGCAATGATTAGGATTATTTGAAAGGTTTACCTTTATGCCTACAACAAAATCAAAGTTCTGATATCTATTAAAATCAGCCGTTCTGTAACTCATATTTATTTCGGTGCGGGTTAATCTTTGGTAATTTCTTACAGGATTATAATATTTGCCCGTACCTGGCCCAGGGTTTGCCGCTCTATATTCTTTTGCTGCTTTTGATAACCTGGTTTTAGGGTTGCCGTTTTTATCAATGTATTTTACTTTTCTAAATAACGGTGTTGGATCTTTTACAGCCTTTCTAATTTCAGATGCCAAATTTTGTGCAGATTTTCCTGAGGCAATACCCTGATCAATTCCAATTTCTGTAACCCTCTTAAATTCTTTGGTAATTTTATAAACTTTCGGGCTTAATTCAGATTTAATTTCCCTTGTAACCGCAGCCTCTAAATTATGTATTTTATATTCAGCAATTTTTTCTTTTGGAATACGGTTTTTAAAGGCTTTGAAAACCTGATCAACTAAAGCATCGTTTTTTAAGTTTGCACGTGTTACAGCATCAGAAATACCCTCAACTAAAGTGTTAATTATTTTAGTGTTTGCTGCCAGCATGAGCTGAGCAATTTTATCTTTTAGATATGGGTAAGCATCAAAATCAAAAGTTACTGCAGTATTAATATTTGGGATATTTGAGGCAACGCGGGCAAACTCTACTAATAAGTTATCATAAATCTCATTTACTTTAGCTACATAGTATTCAATCTTTTGAAGATGTTTAACATTTGCCTCGTTTGGTGTAGGTTTTTTTATTCGCTTAGCCATTTAGTTACCTGCATTTTAACATTATAATCAGTGCCTAAATCTGATAAAATAAACACATGAGGCTTTTGCTTTTCATTATCCTGAGCCTTATCAACAAACTCTGCAAAAGCCTTTTCTGAAAGCGACAAAAAAGGCTTAGGAAATTCTAACAAATATTCAATTCGCTCAGCAGCATCATGCCAATCATTAGAAAGCCATTTATTACTGATGTAATTATTGTTTAACACAATAAATGTATGAATTACATATTGTTGCATGTTACCATTTATTAGAAATACCTGCTGCTAAAATCTTTTCCATTTCCGCAGCAGGTATTTTATATTTATTGATAAAATTACTTAATTTTTCATCAGGAAAATCAACAGTATTTACATATTGCAGATAAACCTTTTTATAAGCCAATGTTTTTAAATTAACATATTCTTTCGGTTTTGTTTTAGAAACGGGCTTATATAACGATATTTTATTGATCACTAATTTAAATTAATATCATTCTTAGGATTTTCAACAGCATCTTTTGTTGCAATTAAAGCCTCTAAGTTTTTTGTTAACTTTAACTGAGCCTCGATATGCTGAGCAATATTTTGCTCTAAATAAAAAAGTCTTAAACCTTTTTCATCCAATTTACTCAACGTTGCGGGCTTTTCTAACTCAATTGCTATTGGTGCATAGTTATTGCCGAAAGTCCACTGAGTTACATAAAATTTACCCCCATTTGATGCAATTCTTTTTAATTGATCAGGGCTAAAAACAAATTGTGCTGTCATTGGCACCTCAGGCAATGCAGGATTTACATTTATTTCTAAAGTATTGTACTCATCCTGATTTTCTGCTAACCTCATGTTAGATTCTAAAAAAACTTTTTTCATTTTACTTTTTTCTTTTTTTGTTTGACTTATTAGCAGGTATGGGGCTAACCCGCATATCTAACTTTAATTTTATGTTATTTATAGCTTTTTCTTGAAATGATTTAGCCTTATCAATTAAATCTAAAATCGTGTTGATATCGGCGGGCACACAATCAATTGCTTTTTGAGCAATCCAGGGTTGAGCCAATTTCTCTTTTAACAAATTTTGTTCTCGAGGGCTAAGCTTTTCATAATGCTTTAAAAAATCCTGTCTATTCATATTTTATCCTGACTTGTTAAATGATAACCGTTGCAAAACTCGCATAAATATGCCCTGCAGGGTTTTTTATATTTCCCTGGCCTTTTTCTAATCCGTTTTATTTCCTTATCAGCAGATTTTTCTGAAACAAATATAACTTTAAGAGTTGTAAGGCATTTTTGCATGATTGTTAGTTAAAAGGCTAATCTATGAAATTGTTAGCATTTTTCTTTTTTTATTATAAAAACATAGCTGAAATTCTTTATGATAAATAATTACAGGATGGGAAAATAATTTGCTTTTAATTTTAATAGAAACAATTACCTCTTTTGTTTTTAATCTGCCAGCGCCGCATGTAGTTATATCAATATTGTTGATATCTCTGATCTTTACATCAAAAGCTTTTAAATGATTTTTTTGAGGTTTACCCATCAGTAAGGCAATTTGATCAGCTGTTGGGGTGTTTAATATTTCAGGATTAAAATTTAAATCATTATCATCTATTTTAGATAAACTTTCAAATCCTGCATTTCCAACAAAACCCACCTCAATTTTTTTACTTAATATTTGAGCGCCAATATTTAGGGCCCCAATTCCTGCAATAGCAACTCTTTTAATTCCGACTGTATGTTTCATTAATTCATGCCCTCAACAATAGATTGAATAATTACTTTTTTAAGTGTAGGGAAATTTCTTTTAAAACCTGAATAATCTTTTAAAATCATTCCTTTTAAAAAGTTCTTTTCAAAAATAGCCTCAGCCATTTTTTCTTTTATTTGGTCTTTATTTTCGTTTGCCATTTTAACGCCTCCTAAATTTATGTTGATTATGATAAGCTGATTTATTTTTTTTGCCGCCTTTATTTATATGGCTGGCAAAATTTGGTTTAAACTCTCTAAAATCATGATGATGTATATTTTCAGCTATTTCTAAATCTGATACAGGAAATATGTTTTCAGGGTTTTCAAATTTTACAACATTATCAATTACCTTGTTTACTACATCAGATATTGATACACCCGCAGCGTTCGCGTATTCAATTAAATCATCCTGTAAAACGCTAACACCCGCTTTAAATAAAACTACATTTAAACCTTTTTCTAAACAATGATTTTCAATTTCGCTCATCATTAAATCTGAGCCAATTAGTAAAATTTTATCTATCATTTTTTAATTTTAATAAAAGGTTTATTACTTTCCTCAATAAAAATTATATTTTCATTGGGGCCAATTGGTTTTGCAAATACGGTTGCCTTTTTGGTATGCTGGGGGCGTTCTAAAACTTTTACAGCAAAATCTGATGCTTTGCTTAGGTTTTCCATTCCTTTAGCAATATTCCGCAGCTGGCAAGGGGCTAATTTTTTCATATCCAACATTCAACAATTACAGGATCAGTTTCTAATTTATTACCAACATTTACAAAGCCTTTAGGTATATGTGCCCTGGCATCAGATAATGTTTCCTCAACAAATTTATGATCATCAGGAATTGAAATGCCGTCAATCATATACCATTTACGTACAACATACCTTTTTGGGTAATCAGTTGTATTAAAATATATAGCGTAACCGATCATAATTATTTAAAGTCTTTTAGCGCCTCAGCAATTACAGGTTGTAATTTTGCTTTCATACGATTAAAATAATCTGTTAATTGCTCATTTAATGAATCAATATCAGGCGCATCAAATTCTTTATCAATTATTTTGTTTTCGTATTCATCATCAAAGTTATAAATACCTACGTTACCACTCCAACCAAATTTATTAGTTTCCTCATGATAATACCGCCTAAATCTTGATGAAACATTTAATAAAGCACCGTCAAAATCTAATTTGAAATTGCAATCAAAACTAAATTGAGGCAACCAATCCTCATTAGAATTATTTAACTGATCTAAAAAAACAGGCGCCACTTTCCAAATCTGATCAATTGTACTATGATCATCTAAAATCATTTTGCTAATTAAATCCATTTTAAAACCCCCTCATTTCTTTAAGTTCCTCAAGCGTTAAACAGCAAATGCCTGCAAATTTTTCGTGTTTGGCATCAGAGCCAAACAATGATCTGTTTGATGTAATAATAGGCCCGCCGCAGCGCCTGCAGTTTGAATTAATTAACTGAAATTTAGGTTTACCCTTGCGGCGTTTCTGTAGAAACATAATTATAAAATTAAATCAGTTTCAGAAATTTCGCCTTTGATGAATCGGGCCAAATTTAGCTTATATGCCTCCTCGTCAGCTATATAACATTCAATAGGAGAGTATGCCCGCAAAATTCCTGAGCTACCATCTGCAAACCTATCATCGTCAGTATATACAAACTCACTTATACCATCAGAATAAGGAATGGCACATTTGTTTAATAACTCAATTGCTCTATCACTAAAACAATCACCCGTCATTTGTCCATAAATGCACATTGAACCGTTATAAGGCAAAATTAACCTGGGATCTAATCTTTGAATTTCCTCAGGCGTAGCAAACTCTTTAATTTTTTTTGCCTCATCTAAAACAAGGGCTTTTAATTCTGTAGTTATCATATCTTTAAATTGTTGTTAGAATAAAGGTATAAATAATTTCCATAAATGGAAAAGATAATTTAAATAGATCCAATTTTTGAGCATTCATCAACATCAATACAAAACCAGCCTTTATAAAAACCTATGCTTTTTTGCCGATCATCATCATCACAAATAGCATAGCGGTACTCAGTATATAAGCACTCAGAGCCTTTAATTATTAACCTTTGGCAATAATCGCAAACATGATCCTTTCGGGTTATTATGGGTTTGTATTGTGTTGCCATTTTATTTATATTCAGGTATTTTTAAATAAGCAACGGCAAAAAAATAGGGTATTTCTTTTTTAACTTCTTTTGAATTTACTTCAAATTTGGTGTTATATCCGTTACCATGCCTTTCAACTCTAATAAGATACTCGCCTGTTTCTAAAACAGTTTTATGAGCGCATTTAATCCACTCCATAACTAAAACATTTCTTTTCTCGTTGGAACAATAGCCCTCATAACTGTTGAGGGCATTAATTCGTTGTTTATCGCGTAAACCCTTACTCTAAACTGTTTATATTGTTTAAATGCCTCAGCTGGCTTTATTTTAGATTTATAATAATAATCTAAAACATCAAAATGCTGAGCCTCAACAATAATGTTCTCCTGGCTTGCAATAACTTGCATTTCCTCTAAATATTCGCAAAAATCACTTTTCATAGTTTTATTTAAGTTTTAATTTTTCAAACTCAACAACTTTTGAATAAATTTCTTTAATTGTAGTCCAACTAATAGGCACCTTTTGCAACATATATGGCTCAGCATCATCCTCTTGAATATCAATGCAAAAATCACATTTACCACACCCGCAATAATCAGGGTTTTGAACCTCAATTGTTTCAAAAAATTCGCCAATTAACAATGATTTGTGCCCTTCCTCTGCCGTCAAATTAATAGGCATTAAAATATTTTTCATATTTTTATTTTTTAATTGGAACAATAAACAATAAGGACATTATTAAAGATAAAGCAACAATAACAGCCGTTTCAAAACCAAAAATCACTTTTACAAGGCATAAAATTATGTTAGCAATTATAACTAACATTAAAAAGTTGTGAGTTTTCATTATTCGGCTTTTTTAAACTGATTAAAAGGTATTTGAATTGTTTTGAAGTATTTACCGCCTTGAAAATAAAGATCAGCAGGGATGCCTTTTGAGGGCTTGAAAACATAGTTTGAAAAGTCGGTTATTTCGCGGCTATTATGAGTATAATAAACTTGATCATACTTTTGCTCAACCAAATAATAAAACATTGTATCAGGCTCATTAACATTCACATTTTTAATACGTGAAATGTAAACCCTGGCATCAATCGGCGGCGGGGTTTTAATTTCCTTTTTGCAGGAAATAAAAAGCAACCCAAATAGAGCTGCTAATATTAATTTTTTCTTAAACATCTGTAAACTTTTTTAAGTTGATCAACAATAAATTGACAAATTCCGCAAATAGCACAAATAGGGATTGCCAGCGGCATTATTAAAATAACAAAAGGTGTTACCTTTCGATCCGTTTCTTTTTGCTCAGGTGTCAATGCCATTACCAAAATATATATAGTAAAATAAAAGCTACAATTAAAAAGTAAAAGCATTTAAATAGTTCTTTTGCTACAATTTTTGCAAGTTGATCCTGATATCCTGGCACATCTGATTTATCAAAAGCATTCCAATACTCAGCTATCAATAAAACCATTTTAATAATCAAAACAATTATTAATAATATCGAGCAAACAAAGCCCACTTTTTCAATTTTTTCTAACATTTTTAAAGTTCCTCAACTGTTTTTATAATTTGGTTTAAAAATTCTGTTCTGTAATTCATGCCGTACTTTAAATCAATTTCATGCATAAATAGTAATGAATCAAATTGATCTAATCTTTTATTTAATTTAACAGCAGCCTCATTTACTTTCTGATCAATAAAATCAAACAGATTATTATAAGGCTCAAAATCAATTTGCTCAGCTTCCATTTGATCAATAAAAGCCTCTGTTTTATGCCTTTTTTTAAGAAAGTCGAAAACTACATTGTAAAGTACATCAACATCTGATGTATGCAGGAAACAAGGGATTTTAACAATGTTTTCGTTTTGGCCCGAATGAATGCTAACAGTTAAATCAGGATCTGAGGGGCGTATTAATTTAGTCATGATTATGTTTTTTTAATAAATAAAAGAGGAATTGATTTTTGATCATCTAACATTATAACACGCCTAACAACTACATAAGTAATCCCTGAAAATATTATAACATCATCTTTTTGAGGACAAAAATCAAACTCTTTTATTATTGGTTTGTCAAATGCAGCAACTGAGCTATCAGGCTGTAAAATGCTTAATTGAAAAGGTGTTTTTAACATTTATTTAACCGATTTAAAAGCCTCTATTAATTTTTTTAATTGCGCCGCAACCTTTTGGGCAACATCGTTTATTTGAAACATTTCGGGCTTATTATACAAGCTATCAGCAATAAAAGGAACCCCCAAAACTAAACTTGTTTCTGATTCAAAACCACACTCCTCAACTACCCAAATAGCACCTTTTTTACAGCTTACCGTATGAAACTCAGTATTAGCCAATGATAACAAAGAACCCTCAGGAATAAGTTTTTCAGTTAATCTAACAGAAACATCCTCTTTAAAAGTTAAACCGTTACCACCCAACAAAAAGCTCTTATATTCAAACATGCTCATTAAGGCATCAGGTAGAATACTTTTAGGGTAAATTTCTGCTAAGTGGTGTTTAAATTGGCCCTTTATTACGGTTATGTTTATACCATATCTATGGGTATGTAATTGTACATCAAAAGGGTTTAACTTTTTAGTTGCATAAAAAACCCTCGTTAAATTACCTGGCTCAGTTCCATCAATTACCAATGAAAAAAGCCCGTCACTATGCACATCATTTAATGACATTGCTAAGCTTTCGGGGTTTGGGTTTTCTAACATACCCAAAAAAGTTTCTACTTTTTGCTTTATATGGCTCATACTATTGTTGTTAATTTAAATCAAAGTACAACATAATAAAATTGTAATCAAAATAATTATTAAAATATTTTATCAAATTTATTTTCAAATATATTTCCATATATGGAATATTACTTTTATATTTGTTATGTCAATAGCAATGGAGCTAAAGACTTAAAAAAAATATAAAGCATGAAATTAAGCATTTTAGGAAAAAGTAGAAGAGGGCGTAAGTCTTTCAATCTCGAATCCAAAACAGGTTACACAATAACCGCTGTTAAAAACGCTTATTCTAAATCCAATATGGAGATAGATAAGTTTTCAGGTATTACCTCAATTGAATGGGATTTTGCAGGCAGGGCTGTAAAACTTTCAACATTTGAAAAACCTATTGATTTTACCATTTATGATGAGGTAAAAATTGTTGAGGGTACTGATTTTAAACAAACAAAAGAGGTTACTTTAGGCATGGGTGTTGGTGTTAATCAATCCTTTTTCTTTGGCAATGTTAAGTTTGTTAAAACATCATCAATGAACGATACAGATGAGGATTATTCAGTAATATGCGTAATATTTGGCACTAACAAAGCCGTAGCAATTATGAATACCTCAATTGTTGAAATTGAAATTTAATTAACCATTTGTTTAACCCGATTGCATTTTAAAGCATTTTTCAATTAGTCGGTGAAGATTGTGCAATCATTAGCCCCGCTCTGAAATAGAGGCGGGGTTTTTAGGTAAACAACAATTTATATATTATGCAATCAACAATAAAAATTACCCCTACATCAAATGTAGACAGCAAAAAATGTTTGATAAATCAAAACGATATTGAGGATCTAACTTTTGATTCTCATTCGGCTGTGTTAAAATTTTTTAACGTAAAAGATAAAGAGCTCAGAAAAGATTTTTTAATAAATGTTTCTCTTTATGATGATCGTTTAGTTATATGCGGTCGGCAGTTTCACATTTTAACAATGTTTTCAATTTAAAATATTATGTCAGATACAATAGCAAAAAACGCGGTTTATATCGTAACATCTGAAATAGATTATTTAGGTGTAAAAATTATAAGCATTGATACTGTTTTTGCAGATCAAAAAGCAGCTCAGAATTGCGCCGATATGTACAATGCTAATTCGAGCAATAACGGCAAAATAAAGTTTAAGGCATCAACTTATTTTATAAGGTAATGCTTAGCCTTTCAAACGATACTTTTGAGTACAGAGGTGCAGTTATTCAAATTACTGCAGGGCACTTTGGTAGCTTTTATGTTGGTGTATGGGTAAAAGGTGATTGCCTTTATTTTGCTCAGTTTTGGGGCAAAAGTGTAAGTCTTTTATTATATGCCAGCGTTCAACTAATTAACCGAAATATTAAATTAAATAAATGAAATCATTATTTCAATTAGAAATCGAGCTTTTAGAAACTGAAATGGCAATTGAGGCTTATGATTCTACTCGAATGGGTGTTGAGGGGGGTGCATACATTGAATTTTTACCTAATTGGTATGTTTCTGCAAATTTACGCCGTTTACGATTAATGAATGAAATACATATTATTAAATTAAATAAATAACAAAAATGGATAAAGAAACATTTTTTAAAGCTGAAAAGCTTTCGAGTGAAATTAAATTTTTAACTGATGTTAAAGAAAATTTTGTTGAAAGCTACGAAAATGATGTAAAAATAGGTTTTACACTTAGGTTGCATTATAAAGATTCAACAGTTGAACTCTCTGAGCCTGTTGATTTTTTAACCTTTGATCAAATTAAAGGTATTTTACAAAACCATATTCATAAGGCTGAGAGCCTTTTTAAAGATTTATAGCTATGAATGAATTACAAAAATTAGTTTCTGATGAGGAAATAAAAAAGGTGTTTACAAATACAAATTTTGGCAATACACCGCACCGCGAAGTAATATCTGATACTTTGCTAAAATTGGCATCAGGTTACAGCTCAGGGCGCTTTGCTCATTGTTGCGTTGTTGAATTAGGTTTATGCAAATTTGATAAAAGGCAAAAATGTACTTTAACCCCAAAAGGAAAAGAGTATTTGTATGAGGCTTTTAAAGATAAAATTTAAATCATGACTATACTTCAATTTATAAATGCACTCAGAAAATCTGATTTTTATATTGAGGATATCTACACAATGGGCTCATGCTATCAATTTTATGTGCTTTTAAATAAGATGTATAAAGGATGCATACCTTTAATTAGCCCAACAAAAGATCATATTATCACTTTATACAAAGGTCGTTTTTATGATATAAAAGGGATTGTTAAAGAAAAAACGGCCTTATATACTTTGCTTTCAGCTGAGGATCTTAAAATGGTTAAAAAATGGGGCTTTAGGAAAAATTGTCTAATTGGTTTAACAGAATGCGAATTTTGCGAAGAGCCTATAATTTTTTATAGTAAAAGATAAATAAAAATGTCAACACTCAAATTAAATTACCAAAACAAAGGCTTTATTTTGGTTGAGCCAGCCAATAAAAAATCAAATTTGCATCATGTAAAAATATCTACATCAATGATGCCATACGAATTAACAAAAACTGAGGCAATAATTTTAATAAACCATTTGAAAAAAGAGTTAAATATTGATTAGAAATGAAAACTAAAACAAAACATTTTTTAATAAGAGTTCGGGCCGCTTTCGGGATCTTCTTTGCTATTATTCGGGGCGAAAAAGGTTTTTATTGCGGTAATAAAAGGCTTTATGTAAACTGCCAAAAACAAAATTTAATTGAGGGGCATGAGCATTTAAAAGCTTATCATGATTCATTAATAAAATATAAATCAAACTAAAATGAGTAAAAAACAATGGATTGATCAATATGCAATGATGTTGATGAGTTCTTATTCAGCTATACAATATGATCATAATTGTTTTGTAGGCTGGCGCGAAAAAGAGCAATATATGACTGCTGAGGATGCATATACATTAGCGGCAAAAGCTTATGAAAGGGTAAAAGAATTTAAAAAACTAAAAGATTATGAAAAAATTACTGAATAACAAACCCCAGCTATTGCTGAAAGCAGCAGATCCTGATATTGTTTATTACGATCCCAGGGCAATAAATAAAAGCATTCAATTATTAGCTCTTTTAGATGTACAGGATAAAATTTTAAGAGTTAAAACCGTTTTAGAAATGGATTTATTTAGGATATCTGGCAACATTGATTTAATAGCTAAAGCTGATAGCTGGATTTATGAAAGGTTTAAAAATGAATGCTTTTGGCATTTTATGCCTCATGATTACGGTGTAATTTACGACCGTTAATTATTTATTTACCTCAAAAATAAAAAGCCCTTAGCAATTAACTAAGGGCTTTTTAAATAAAATTACTTTATAAGTTGTAAATAATTATTTACTGAAAGTTGTAATTATTCGGGTTTTAACAACAAATGATCAGGCGCTGTTACATCCTCCCAAACATGTGTAGTTTTAATGCCCTCAGTTCTTACCTGAGCTTTGCTAAGATGATCAGCATGATAAACATATTTATCAGCATTATCTGAATTATCATTTTTATTTAATGATGCCTCATACGCTGCTATTTTAGCATCAATTTGCTCGTTATCATCAGTTAATTCAGCGCCTATTAAAGTTAAATAAGCTTTAAACTTTTCAATTGATTCAGGGCGTGTATCACCTACTTTAATACCTGCTTTTTCCAAATAAGGGAAACTATCAATATCAGATTGCTCAATTACCTGGTTTATTGATTCCTCAGCATTTTCAACAACAAATTGCTCCCATTTATCAGGATTCATAGTAATAACACCGTCAACAACAGTGCCCTCGATTAATATTTTTTCTATTGCATCAGGGCCAAATTCAACACCTTTAATTTTAAAGTTTCCGTTTTCTAAAGGCTCGACACCTGCTGCAGCCCAATCAATTGTGCCGTCCTCATTGCGTTTTATGCCGTCAGGATTTTGGTTGTTATCATTTTCCTGATCAGGATTACGATCACCACCAGCCCCCTCAGGTTCGTTTAAAATATCATCAGCAGCCTTTGCAACATCGTTGTTTTCTGCATCAGATTCTTTTTGCAATTGGCCCTCAATCGTGTTTGATTGCGGGGTGCCTGCTGTTGAATCAACAGGGGTTTGCCCCTGGCTATTCGCGGCGGCTTGTTTTTCCTGCTCTATTTGAGCTAATGATTTTCTGCCCATAATTTATATTTTAAAAGTTGTTAATTAAAAATTATTTGCCAGCATCAGCCTCTTTTGCTGCCTCAGCTTTGCGTTTGTCTAAATCCGCTTTAGCTGTTACTTTAGCCCAATTATAGCTATATGTAATGCCGTCTTTTACTTTATCTGCCTCAGATAAATAGCCCCCGTATCTTACCTCAGGCGCTGTGTTTTTTGTTTCTGTACTCATGATTTAAATATTTAAGTTATTAAAATGTAGGCTCTGTAACATCTACAATTTGCCTATCTTTTGTTTCTTTCAAAATACGGTCGTATTCCTCCTGATCACCACCAGCCTCAATAACAGAGGTAATTTGAGATTTAACAATCTGCCCGCCGTTTAGTTGCATTAAAATATCAGCTTTTTCTTTATCATCAGAGATCATGAAAGGATCTAAAGCATGATTAACCTCAGCAACATCAATAATTGTTTCTAACTTCTTATTAATTTTTGCCAAAAATGCCTGCTGTATTGATGTACGGCGCTGAAATACATCTAATAAAATACTTTCTTTATCTTTTACTGCTAAATGGGTATCCATAAATAATAATTTAATAGCAACACCTGAAACAGCGCCAAAGCCTTTTAAATTATCGAAATTGATATTCGGGGTTTGGGTTAAACTGTAAATTGTATTTAATAAAGTATCAATTTCAAGTTTAACAGAGGCCGTTGCATGATCCCAGGTTAAATATTTAGCATCAGCTTGGCCTTTTGCCTGAATAAGCATTGAGCTACTGCCTTTTTCGCCAAAACCTGTAATATTCTCAGCATGGGTTAAAAGTATTTTAGGTGCACTATGATAATCGTTTACCTCAGCATGATTTGATAATAAAACCTCTAAACGTTTTATTGCCCTCGAGGCAACACGATACTCAGGCCACCTTTGCCAGCCGAAAACAATCGGCATTTTACCCAAATCATGATCATCATTTTTAACGAGCTCATATTTTGCTGCGGTAATTTGTTTATACAGATAAATCTGCTCATCAGTGAAAACCTGAAAATAAACAACTTTTTTGCTACCCTCCTGTACTGAAAATTCTCTGCTAAAACAAATAAAATCTCCTAACTCATTTTTTAACGGATAAAATTTTTCTCCGTTTTCGCGGCTGAATAAAGCAACTTTTAAACGTTCGTTTGCAGAAAAACCATAACGCTCAGTCGCTTTTGGCGTATCTTCTAAATACCAATACTCAGCAGCTTCGCAATAGGTAAATATATTACGGGCAAACTCTCGATCATGTGTTGCAATTTTGTTATCAAACAAAATGCGCTCCAATGCAAATTGAAACGCTGCTAAATCGCTTTTTAAAGCCTCTTTGTTTTTGTCGTTAAGCCCTTTATATGTCCTGATTGCTGGGTTTGCTAAACAGAATGAAACTCGCTTATTACAAATTAATTCCTGATAAGATAAGGCTATCCTGTTAACGGGCTCAACCCTTAATAATTCGGGTTCTTGCACCTCATCAGCTGGGCCAATATTACCCTGATATGGAATGCCTTTAGGTTTTTTACGGGCTGCATATATCTTTTTATCGGGCCTCAGAGTAGGGCTCATGATATCATGCAGATCAATGTTAATTTCCTTTAAAATCTCTCTTAGTTTAACTTCGGGAAAACTACGATTTTTTAAAGCTTTAACAATTTCGTTTGGCTCTGCTGCCTCTGTAAGCTTAGCGGCTTCATAAACTTTCATATATCAATTAAAATAAATGGGATAAATCAATATTATCAGGAAAATAACAATCATCAAAAGTATTTGCTAAGCTATCAAATAAATCTGTACTTTTCCCTAACCTTTTTTTAATATCCTCTTTTGGCTCAATCATGATTTTACCATTAGATTTAAAAAAATACTTTATCTCAGTGGCTTCCTCAATCAATTCATCACCTGGGGGCAACATTGCGCCACTGTTATTTTTTGGGTTTAACCAATCCCTTACAGCCCAAAATAAATAAGCTCTTTTATTCTCAAATTCATAAATATCAGTTAAATCTTTTAACGGTCGCTCATAAATATCAATCGCTTTATTACTGTATTTACAACTAAAAGAACGCCCACGTAAATACTCATTTTGTTCCTCAGCTTCAATTTCCTGCAAGCGTGACCAAACCCCAGCACCCTCTCCAATGGTATCAATTATTGCAATGCTTTTTGGGTGTAAGTTAAATTCATTTACAATTTTGCCAGCTATTTGCATGTGATTTGCAACCCCGCCCGAATTGATTTTATAAAATCTGTTTACAATATTTCCATATTTATAACACAATACAGAGCTATCGCGGCCCATACCTGCAACGTCAACACCCAGGCGCAAACGCTCCTTATATAACATTTGCTCTGCATTGCCTCCATGATATTCTAACCAGCGGGCCTGAGCTGCCAAAATCCATTGCTCAGGTATTAATGAATCCTCAGAAACTTTTGGAAATTTACCAAGTATTTTAATTCTAAAAATGTCCTCAGGTCTATACCATTGGCCCATATATTGAAAATCATCCTCAGATTCTAAAACCTCATCAGGGCGTATTGGTTCGCACCAAAGCTGAATGCGCTCTTCTAACCATTCAACATTCACTTGACCAGGTATAATTTTTGCCCTTGCAACAATGTTTGGGGCATCCATCGAATTTAATCTAAACTTAGTCCAAAACTGAGATTTTTGAGATTTGGCAGCATAACCAATTGTTTGATTTGGGTTAAATACCAATAAAATACAACTATTGTTCTGCAAATTACCCTCAATAGCTTCAAAAACTAAATCAGGCATACCTGATGCCTCAGTAACAGCAAACATTGTATTTTCAGCATGAAATCCCGTCCATGCCTCTGTGCTATGTGAATCGGCTTTAAATCCTGTTAAAAACCAATTTTCCTCATCTGTCCTGATATCATTTGCAACTAACCGACCAGGTAAATCAACACCGTTACGCTTTGCTGCAAGCCAATGCCTCACAAACTCAGGTTTCATGATGTTTTTAATCTGCCTATCAGTCGGGGCGGTTAAAGCAACTTTAGTATCGTGAACTAAAACGCCTTTTGAATCCCAAACGGGTGTTTGGTACATAAAACACATAACAGCAACACCTGTTACATAATCTTTGCCCCTGGCAGTTCCTGAGGCAACAGATACACGTTTTTCGTGTTGTACGGCATCAATAATTTTTCTTTGTTCCCTATCCATTCGGGAATTGAAAACCTCAAACGCAAATTTGTTCCAATCATCCCGCCACGATTGAGCCAATGCAATGCCTTTTTTTATTAAATCTTCGTTTTCTTTATGGCTTAATCTGATCATCTTTATTCTCTATGATCAGGGATATAAGCCTCAGCTGCGGTTTCTGTTTCAGTTTTTGAATGATCTTTTACCTCAATACCTGCAGGCTTTGTTTTCATTAAAAAATTATGAAATCCTAATGTTTCGCCATTACTTGTAACATCAATTTTAGTTGATGTTTTAAAGTTTTTAGCATCTGCATTGTTTAAGAAATATTGAATTAAACCAGGGTTTGGCTGAATGTGTTTTGTTGTTTTGGTACGGCTTTTTACTATGGGCTTATATTCATTTGAGCCTGGTATTTTCTCATAAACTATTTCAGCTTTTGTTTCATCAACAGAATATCCTGAAATTAATTTTTCTAAAGAAAGTTTTGCTTTTACTGTTATGTTATCCCTGATAACATCATCCAATTCTGCTAATTTGTCAGAAAAGTCAGTTTTGTTTTTTTTCCAATGGTAGAAAGTTTCGCGGGTTATATTCGCTTTTTTGCAAATTTCATGTATTGTAAATTCATTTGTAACATACATTGAAAATATTATCTCTCTCGTTGCTTTATTATAACTCGCCATAGCTTTAGCCCTTTGATTCAGCCCCCTTAATTGATTGCCGCCCCTTTTTTTGTTCTAACTATTATTTTAAAATGATATGATCAAAAGGTTTGATAATCATTTCAATTTGTTCTTTTATTTTTTCGTATTCCTCAAAATTACCTTTGAATACAATTTTTAAATCAATGTCGGTGTTAGCAACCTCGTTTGTTTCATCATCCTCAGGCACAAACTCATCAAAGTTTGGTATTTCTAAACCCCACTCCAAAAGATCAGCTGCATCGAAATCATTTGCAAGTAAATCAAAATCATCTGAGCCAAAAGCAATGTTATCTTTAATTAAATACTCTTTTAGCTTTTCAACAGGTGTTTTTGGATTTAAAACAATGCAAGGTACATCATGAAAACCTAAATGAATAGCGGCCCTAAATCTCATATTTCCGCAAAGGATTAAATAAGCCTCAGCATACGGGATAACAACCAACTTTCTAACATTTAAATATTCAGGTGCTGCCTGAATGGAGTTACAAAGCTTTTCAAACCTTTCATCCTTTATAAAACGAGGGTTTGCAGGTAAATCATGCATTTGCCCTGTATTGGGGTATAGATCAACACATTCAATTGATTTTTCTTCAATTACTAATCTAAAATCATTCTGCATTAATTCGGTGCCTGTTTCCATTTTATCCAAATTTATTAAATATATTCAAAATAATAACCTAAATGCTTTTTTCTTTGCCCGTAAAGAACTCTATCAATTGAAGTATGACGAGTATTTAAATGTTTTGCTGCAGCTGATATAGTGTCAAAATTTAACGAAATGTTATCATTAAACATTCTAATCTTACGCGCCTTAAAATGATCTTTACCCGAAACACCAAACCCTTTTTGTAACCCAGCACTGTATGCATGTATTTGATTTTCTGATTGATCAGACCACTCTAAATTCCAATCATTATTATTTAATTTATTGCCGTCTAAATGATTTACCTGAGGCAAATTTTTAGGGTTTGGAATAAAAGCCATTGCTACTAATCTGTGAACTAAAAATGTTTTCCCTTTATGTGAAAATTGAATATGAGCATATTCTTTTTCGTTAATTTTTAATATTCGGCTTTTAACTAATCTTTTGGAATTACCCTTACAATTAACAATTCTATCTAAACCTTTTATTTTACCTGTGTTTGAAACTAAATGAGTTTCAAAATATTCCTTTATTGGAACAGGTTTCCATATTTCTACCATGCATTATATCGTTTAAAGTTTTGATTGCATCATCAAAACCATAACAAATATATGTGTTTATTCCGTTACTCCTCCAAATGTTATTTATATTATTTTGATGCTCTGAAACTTTGCCTTTTTCAGCTTTTAATTCAATCCCGTAAAGTGTTTTATTGTGAATCAATAGTAAATCAGGAACGCCAGGCAAAACACCCATGCCTTTTAATTTTGCCGCCTCCTTTGCGTTTCTTTTACCTCCATTTGGGCAATGAAAAAAAAGTCCTTTTTTATGCGGGTACTGCAAAGAAAAATATGTAAAAACATTTTTCTGCAAATTATCTTCAATACCCCGCATTATTCAGAAATTAAAACTTTACACTTTTGATTTTCTTTGCAGGCGCATTGCTTTTTGGTAATCGGGCATTTTGATTTTATTGCATTGCTCAAAATTAAATTACATGCATTTTCATCAGTTGATATTGCAATAATTGTTTCAAATCCTGTTTTTTCAGAAACATATTTTAAAAAATTAAATGTTGCTGATGCTTTTGAGGAAAAACCTTTTGTAATCATGATGTGCAAACGGTCTTCGTTTAACTCTACTTTTTCGACCTTACCGAATTGGCCTAAGTCTTTTTTTAGCTCTTTTAAATCCATTATAATAAATTATCTGTTTTAGTATCGAAAGGCCCAGCCTCAGGATAACGGGTTAAATTTTTAACGCAACTAAAGGCAATATTTCCAAAACCAAAGTACTCTGATAAAACTTCTACTTTATCGCCTTTAATGCCATAGCTTTTTTTAGATCCTGATGTTGCATTGCAATCAACTTTAAGGCGTTTTATCATTTTTACCGATTTTTAAATACATAAGTGCCTCGCCGCCTTTATCAGCAATATTCTGTTTTGAATAATCAAAAACACCATAAAGAGGGCAATATATTTTGCCATTATTGTAAACAACCCAATGACTGCCTTTTTTATCCCATTTGATGATCAACATACACAACTCAGGCAGTTGCTTTTGCAAAATAAATCTGTATGCCTTTTTGCCAGGGTTTAACCCTAACTTTTTCAAAACTTCTATTACAGCCTTTCGGCGGGTTCCTTTGTCGTGCCCGAAAGCTGCAATGGATTCCTCAACAGAAATACCTGCAATCATTGCAACACAATGTTGCCCGCATGATTTACTGCCCTCAGGCTGATAAATATGTTTCATGATTAAATATTTATTGTTTTTTGCTCATCAATCATTTCAGAAAAAATTTCGATATCAATATCCATTTCAATTAGATCAGCAAAATACTTTTCAACTGCCAGGCGCTTAGCATTGGATAAAACCAAACCAGCATGAGCCAATGACAAAATATCATTTGCTAAAGCTTTTGTTGTGAAATCTTTTAACTCGTTTTTTAAACTTTGTCTTTTAATGTAATCGGGGCTATGTTTGGCTTTATCCTGCAGTAACAGAAAAACAACTTCCTTTGCCTTAGTTTGAAAAAAATCAATTTCAGGCTGGGTAATGGTTAATAATTTAATTTTAAAAAGGAAATCATAAGCGGGCGAACCGTATGTATCTGCACTTTTTTCTTTCAAAAACTTTTTAAAAGCTGATAAAGCATTTTGTTTACTCATTTCAAATACCTCAGCCTGATTTGGTATTTTATTGGTTGCAGGCGGTAAATTATGAATTTTTAACGCCTCCTCTCTGTCAATATCTTTTAAATATTCGGTAATAAACATTGTTAAAGAAACAACATTTACCCCGTAATAGGCCCCGTATTTTGAATGTATGCCGTTATTGAAAGCAATTTGTATTTCGTTGTTTCTCAGGTTAATTTTCCTTTTTTTAAGGGTATTTACCATTGAGGTACAAATATGCCTTTTATCGGGCTCAGAAAGTGTTTGTTTTAAATCTAAAAGAATTAAATCTAAGTTATCGGCAATTATATCATACAAATCATCTTCTGATGTAACATTGATCAGCTGGCTTTTTAGAGCGGGTAAAATATAATTTACCTGGGCATCAGGATTTAAAAAAATTGCAATTTCTGACGGGTTTTTATTGATTGTTGTTATCTGATTGCTCATTTTGTGGTTTTCTAAAAGGGTTTGCTGCCTTAACTTTAATATTTGATTCTAAAGTTTCCTGCACATGCGATTTTTTTTCTGCATGTGTATTTTGCCTTAATTTAAATTGCTCTGTTTTGTGGGCCCAATTTTCGGCATTCCAAGCCCCATCTAAGAAACTTTCTTTTGCGGTGCCTAACAGAGTATCAAATTTATGTATTGTTTCAGCTGATAAAGTTTTATACTCCTCATAATCTCTCAGAGAATCAATAAACATTTGCATTTGATTGTTGTAAGATAAAATACTTACTAACTCAGATATTTTTCGTTGCTGAGGTGCAAATCTCATTTCGCGTATATTAAATTTATCCAACAAAGCATTTAATAATTCTAACTCAATTTTTTTTGAATTTTCGTCTTTATTATTTAATACATCATCTATATATATATTATCAATTTCATTTTCATTATCCATATGAGTAACATATGATTTTGATATGTTATTTATATCTGATTGTTGTAAATCTTCTTTCTTTTTTCTGTTATTACGCCTTGATTCACTATACAAGCGCCTTTTTTTAATGCTGTCAACAACCCATTTTATACAAAACCCCTCATCGGTTTCTGTAAGCACCATTAGTAACTCCTCTTTTTCATCATCATTGAGCTTTTTTGTGAGAAACTTTAGTTGTTGCGGTGTAATACATATGTTTCTCATATGCTCGCACATAATCCTATCATAGGCAACTTGCGATTTTTCAGATAGCACCTGAGTATCGCGCAAATAGTCACCTGGATAAAATATAAATCCTGGATCTTCTGCCATAACTATTTAAATTTATAAGCCAAGTATTTAACTGAGTAAAATGTATTGAAGCTTACAAGGCATCGGCCCTGAGTTTTATTAAATAAACTCATTGCCTCAATTTCGGTTGCAAAACGCTGCGGTTTTTCTAAACCCTCAGCAATTACTTTAAATGGTGTTGCCTCGTCTTTATGATTAAGCCTATACAGGCGTTTTTGGCTGGCTGTGAAGTTAGTTTTTTGCATTTTAGTACTGTTGTTAGATTTGAATGTAAAAAAAGCCCTGAGGCAATTTCTCAGGGCTAAAATTATTAATTTTCCTCTTTATAAAATAATTTATAAAAATTTAAATTTTTATCGGTGTCAAAACCTTTTTGAATTAGATCTTTATTGCCCGAAATTGTTATCTTAAAATTGTTATCTAATTTTAGTTCGCTTTTAAAAGCTCTAACATTAGATTTTACAGCGGCCTCAGATATTTCAAAACTATCAGGTAATTGAGTTTGATACTCAGTTTCATAATTGACTTTATAGCTTTTAAACAAATCAGATGCCTCAGTATTACCTATTACTTCGCTGTTAAATTCGGATAAATCAAACGTTTCTTTTTCTTTAAAGTATTTAAAGGATCTATTAAGCAAATCAATTTTATCTGTTTTATTAATCTCATATTCATCATCCATTTTATGAACTACGAAATTTTTAAAAACAGACAGAATATTATTTGTTTTTGTATAGTTATCGTTTCTGATTTTTAACATCAAAAATTCATCTTTCCAATAGGCGGCAACATCAGATTTATTTTGATCAAAGCAAATAACTTTAAAACCATTTTCCTCATCAATATTAAAGATTAAACAACCCTTGTCTAGCTTATTTATGCTTATTCCTTGATCTTCATACTCAATTTTAAATCCATCCATTTCAGGAAAAACTTTAAGGTAAGTATCTTTAGTTTCAGATTTAAATAAACCAATAGCAGGCAACTGCTCACCCTCAATTTGAACTTTGTCAAACAGGCACACATAAAACTCGCCTGATTTTATTTTCGGATGATTAGCAACATCATACAAAAGCCTTGTAAGTCGCTCAGAAACTTCATGAAAACAATCTGAATCAGCAAAAATTTCTTTTGAAGAATCAAAAACCTCATTTAAATGCAAGTAATTAGGATGATAAAGGTTAAAAACCTCATTTGATTTTTCAAATGGTTTTAGGAAAAACTGCAAAAGCAAATTCTTTATCGGTTCATCATTTAATTTTAAAGGCTCATTTGATAGCTTAAAATATTCTTCAAGCAATTTGTTACCAGTGTGGTGTACCGAAATGCTTATCAAATCGGCTTCAAAAAATGAAATCATAATGTTATTTTTTAAATTGTGTAAGTTGTTGTTAAGCAAATTTAAATTAAAATCTTTTATAACCTAAGTTTATTTTTATCTCTTTTCCTTTTGGTTAACCAGCTGTTAACTTTGTAAACAATCCAACGGATAGGATAAGAAACAAATAAAATGATTTTAACTAATACGCCAATTGTTAGGGGTATAATCCAATTTTTAAATATTTTCATAATTAGGCCCAGGGGTGTAAACCCCATTTTAAAGTTAAACCAGGTTTGGCAATATTAACTGTTTTAAAAGTTAGATCCTCAACATCAGATTTAAAACGCCTTGAATCTGAATTTGTATCAGATAAATGTATTAACAGAATATTATTTACTGCAGTAAGATCATTTGCTTTTAAAATGTCTTTACAATGCCTTAGGGATAAATGAGATTTAAAAATCCTATCTCTAAGGAATGCCTGCAAATAACCCTGATCAAAGCGCTCAATCATTATTTTTTCGCAAAAATTTGCCTCAATCATAATGTTATTGCATGGGGGAAAT